ATTTCAAGATATTCATACCTTGAGTTAGCTCCATCGACATACTTCATCGCAGGGAATTGAAGCTTAATCTCATTACTACCCACTGATGTTATTACACTTATGGGCTCACCTGCTGCTGTTATACCACTCTCAGTCTTGGTATAAGTATCAAGTGTCTGAAGAAATAAGCAGTTGTAATTATCAGTAAGGGTTGTTCCATTACAAGCTGTAGAAACAGGCTGTATATTCGAAGCAGTCCCTATCTTGTTTACAAAATCAGAACTTGTAGCAAGGTCGTTTACGGTAGCAAACCCCTGTGGTAATATATATGAGAAGTTTATATTTAAGTCTGTGTTGGTCTCAGTCAAATCGGGACCACCGCTAAACTCACTGTGTGTTAACCTAACGAATATAGATAATGCTGAGCCTGCATTTAAGTCCACACCTGTTAGGTCAAAAGAAACAATGCCATCTAATATATTTACAGTTCCGTCTATTGTGTATTGCCCCGTCTCTGTAGTGTCTGTTAATTGAACCTCTCCTATATCATTGTTTAGCTGACTCGTTGTATAGTCAAGCTGCAATGTTTGACCCGAATTATCCAACAAGTCATAACCCTCATAGTAGTTTCCATAAACCAATCTATTACCCATTAGAGTCTGTGCTTGTGCCAACTTAGGTACGTTGTCATATAGTCTTAATATTTCACTATCGGGAAGAACCGTAAAGACCTTGCTATTGCTGAAGGTATACGTGTAATCGGTATCATTTGCAAGACCGCTCTTGCTCTTATCTAATTCTTCTATCACCTTTATTGTTCCGGAGTTCATATCCTTGAACAAAAGCTCTACAGATTTTACGAGCTCACTTCCGGAGTTGTATGTTATCTCACAAGCATTCGTAAGGTTTTCCATACCCTCATTTAAGTAAGTCTCTATAGAAAAATTAAATGGACTTGGTATAAAAGAAGGAGCAGAGAACTGAGATGTCGCAGAAAAATCTCCGTCTGCGTACTTGTATCTATAAGCGAAGCTAATAAACCTGTCCTCAAGAAAATCATTTTTAGAAGCATTGGTAAGGGGAGATATAGAAGGAGAGTTTACAGGCGGCTTCTTTATGACGAGTAATGACTCTGCTGTAAATTGGTCTACTAAAGGAGTTCCTAATGGATTCTTGTAGTTTCTACCGACGTTAATAAATCTTGGAGGATTATAGTTGTCAGTGAAAATAAGAAGCTCTTCTCCTGCCATATTAACACCATTGATTAAATATGTAGGATTGAAATTTAAAGTTGTATCATTTGTGGAGCCATTCTTCACACTTATAACGTGATAAACTATTGCCTCTGTCTTTGTATCTAAAGAAACAATCATATCAAGCTTACCTGTAGCTCCTGCTCCTGCACCTGTAAATGCAGGGTCGTGAACAAACCAATATATAGTTTCTCTCGCTCCGTCTTCGTAAGCCCCTATACATTTTGCCGATGGACTTAACGCTGTGTTGTTGTATTGAAGTGAACTAATTTGAGTATTACCCTTTGAGTTCTCAACTGAGCCTATCTCTGAAGCTTCAGTAGAACCAAGTCTAACATTCATTGCATCAATGTACTCACCGTTAGGCACAAGTCTTTCGTCCACAGACTTGTTCATTCTGCCTGCTATAAAATGTCTCTTTAAATTTGCCATATTATTTTATCCACTTATCTCTACCTCGGAGATTCATCAACAATCTTCCGGGGTGAATATTACTCATTCTGATTTTAGCATTTCTTAACAAAGCTGTAGACTTCTTTCTTAATCTTGCAATAATATACTCCTGCATACCCATCTTAGAACTTGCAAGGCTGTACTCAATGTACGCATAGATATAGTCCTCAAAGAGCTTGTTAACGCTCACCAAAGAATCATCTCCATTCTCCATACCATCAGATACATACTCAAGTATGCACTGTTGGTTCGCCATATCAGAGCTAAAGTTTATAACACCACCCTTCTTGTCTATCTTAAATGTGGGGTTTATGTTTGCTGTCTCTGTATTTAATCCAAACCTTGCACCAATGCTATAGTCAAAGTACCAAGTACCATCTATATTCCAACCCTCATAGTTATTGTACACACTATTCTGATTTAGATATATGGACCTCTTGCTACCAACAATCCTGTCAAAGTCTATGTTTGAGTTTTCCGGTTTTAAAATGTTACCGTCTTCATCAAATAAAATTCTACAGTTATTGTCTTGCAAATAAGCATCGCTATAGTTCGTCTGAATATTTTCTGTCAATGGTCTTAGAACTCCGTTCTGATATATAGATATTCTCACCCAATTAACAAAGTCGGGAGGAAGAACAAATCTTAGGCTATCACAAACGTCAAGCTCTAATATTTTTATCTCCTTGAACGCATCGTAGTTCAACTCTTGTATACCACGTTTAGCGTGAAACAGAACCTTGTATCTCTCCTCGTTATTTATTAGACTATGATTTCCGCTGTACATCAACATAAAGTTGTTTACAATGTCGTACAGACTTACGTACTGATAGGAACCCCAATTTGCATTTTCGGGATTGTTACCTCCGTTCTCATAGTATTGATATGCTGTTATGTATGCCATAGTTTATCTTTCTTCTTGTGAATCTTCTTGGTCCTGTGCCTGTCCAAACTGTACAGCTTGAATCTCTCTGATAGACATTCCTGCGTACTGAAGTATTTTCATAATTAACGATGGCTCATCATCGTTAGGGAGCTCAAAATCTTGATAGTCTGACTGACTTGAATCAAACGATGGCTCTCCGTTTGTTAATTGCACATACGTCCACTTAGGGTCTTTAGGGTATCGAATGTACTGACAAAGTATTCCCTCTGTTAAATCAGATGGATATGCAGTTAGAAGACTGCCTTCTTGTGAGTATGCAGGAAACAATCTGTTTGGTGCGGTTAGCATTGAATTGTTTAGCATTGTAATCTTGCTAAGCGTAACCTTCTCAAGCTCATTCTGTTTAGGCTTAAACACTGCATATGAAGCACCCAAGTCTAAAACATTATCAAAGATACCCGAAGATAAATCTAAGGTTGTTGCATTGACAACATTAGTAACAGTAGCAAAAGTTGGTGCTGTAGGTCTGTAGTTAAAAACAATATCACCCACCTGCACACCTAAAGATTGAAAGTTTACATTTGTATCGACAAGCTGTCCTGCTGTAACTGTAGTAACAGTTCCTGTAGCTGCAGTGGTTTGATATCCCAACACCTTATTTATTAAATAGTAATCATCTCCTGTGTATATCTGAGCAGGTAAAAAGAATGTGTTGTTGGTGCTATGAGTAAGGTATTTAGTTTCTGAGAACATCTCAATCACCTCTTCATACCCCTTCTTTATATCGGCGTATCCTGTACCCGATTGTCTTGCATTTTCTTTTAATAGCTGATAGTTATACTGATAAAAGTAATCCTCAAATATATCCATCTGCGCCTGTTTAGCAAACAGATTAAAATCTGATGGAGAGATGTATCCGTAGTTGTTCTTGTTCAGTATAGATAGAACCGTATTTCTTACTGAGTTTATCATTCGTTATCTTCTTTACACAAAGATAAGCAAAAAAAAAGAGGGCTCCTTAAAAGCCCCCTTTACTCATAGTACAAGCAAAATAAAATTATTCCTCCAACTGTTTTTCAAGATACTCAAGTATCTCTACTCCCTCGTCAGATTGCATATAAGAAGTTACCACATACATTGGTTCCTCACCAAATGGTATGCTCATCATTCTCTTCTTGTTACCCGGTAAGTTGAAGTAAACCTCTTTCTTTTGGTTTCTAAAAGCCAACAGCTTTTCATCAAAGAATCTTTGAACATTAGACTGAAGCTTTACAGCAGGGTCTGATACCATCCTTAAAAATCCTGTTGGGTCCTGCTTAGCAAAAATTAGCATATCTCTACGTAGCTCTGCAGTTGTCATATTAGAAGCACCCGCACCAATAATCACTCTTGCTAATGTTTCAAGCTGCTCTATTGTTAGCTTCCTTGCTTCAACCAAAGCATCTACTTCTGCATTAAGTGCCTCAACAATTTCAGAAGCATCTTTCTCTTCATTCACCTCCTCAAATCTTTTACCGTTTAATGGGTGATAGTGTAGAAATTCTTGTAGAACTTGGTTGGTTCTTGAAACGATTAAGAAACCGTCTTCAAAAACTACAGGCTCCACAATAGCATTACCATCCTGTTCATCCTCGAAGGGTGACTTTTGGTTTACTGCATATCGTAGTGGTCTGTTAACTCCTTTTTCTTCGTCAAAGTGAAGAAGTGGACTTCTTCTTGAATTTCTGACGGGCAGCATAAAAGATAAAGGTGCTGCGTCCCTTAGTAATCTGTACGTCTTGTTAACGTATTTTTTTTGTTTTTTCATTTGATTGAATTTATATTAAAGTAAAAAAAAGGAGTGTCGCTGAGGACACTCCTTCGTATTGTATCAACTCTTAGTCTTCGAAAATGAAGAAGTTGTTTGCACCCATAGTACATACACATCTTTCAGATAGGAAGTGAACTTCCATTGCATCTAAAGAAGATGTTGCTGCACCACCTGCAGAACCTGTTACCCAAGACTTGTATCTTCGGTCTTCAGTTTCTGACGCTCGGTAACGAACGTGTAGGAATGGACGCTTAGCGTTCTTACCAAGGATTTGGTCATACACAGATGTAGAACCTGCAGGAACTAACAATCCGTTTACCGCTCCCGAACCTGCACCTGTAGGTAAACCTCCGCGCATTGTTGGGTCGTTTAAGTATTTCCAATCAGACTTGTAGAAGTCATATCCTCTTCGGAATCCTGTGAATCCAAGATTAAGTGCCATCTCCTCGTCATTGTCAAACAATCCGTAAGATGTACCACCTGCTCCGTAAGAGTTTTGAGCTGCTAACATATCGTCGATATCGAAACCAAAGTCTCTGTCAAGGAAAATAACATTCTCCTCAATAGCACCTTGCTTATCTAATCTTGAGATAACAGAGTCAAAACCAAGAAGGTCAGTAGGGTTACCACCCGACCATACGTTACCACGAGTCTTAACAGAGTAGAAAATACCCTCAGACCCTTTGTATCCTAAGTCTTCAGCGTTACCTGTACCCGCAGTTGGAGCTTCAGCAGGAACTGCTTCAATCATTGAAGTTTCCAAGTAATCGTCAAAACGTAGACGAGTTTCGTGCTCAGACTTTAAGTACCAAAGGTATCCCGTAGCACCATTCTCAGTCGTTACTTCAACCCATCCAATCTGTGCCATATCAGAACCCGATACTGCATACTTATCTTTTAAGATAATTGGAGAGTTCTCAAAGAAGATATCGTCAGCCTCTAAAGAACCTTCCATTCCTTCTGTTCCTTTCTTGAACTCAGAACCGTAAATAAATACAGTACAAGAAGTTACACCTGCACCTGCAAATGATTGACCACCTGCTTCGTAGTAAGCAACATCAAAAGTGTTGTTAGCTAAATCAATATCAGTAACAATAGCTTTGTTGCTTCCACCGCTTGCATTGTCAACAACCATAACAGTCTGTCCTTTACGGATAGCGATACCATTGTTTAATGTAAATCCGGGTACACCTGTATCGTTAACAGTGATTGTAGCACTGTTAGCCGCTGCTGCTGCATCTGACTGACAGTTCACATACTTAGTGTGTAAACGTCCTTGTTCTGCCCATTTCACTAAGTCAGAGTTGGAAGGCATCTCTGCTCCAACTAATCTTAGGAATGAACTAATTGTGCGATTTCCGTATCGCTCGAATTCTTTCTCGTAAGTATCCGGAAGATACTGATTCAAGAAATCAAAATTGGTTATGTAGTTTGTAGCTGTCGGGACCTGTTGTGCCGATGGCTGCAAATCAAAACCGGGAGTTGGTTCAACTGCCATTTTTTCATTTGCCTCTTACTTTACTCAGAGGGCTTTGTTAATTGTTTATAATCTTTTTATTTTTCTAATCTTAAGACCACGACCACTGTCGGGGTTCAAAGACTTAACCTGCACGCCTCCCTTTGTAGTGGCTTCGGGTGCTTTACGTTCAGACATATTAATGTTTTTCATCTTCTTCGTAACACCCTCCGTACCTGCAGCTAAACCTTGTTCGTAAAAGAACTTGGCGTACCTTTCGGGATTTGTTGCTATAGCTAAAGCTTTATGAAAACCTGTAGCGTCACTAATTAAACCGTTCTCGTCAACAAACTTCTTCATAAAGTTGCTTGTATCTAAGTTTCGTTTTTTCAGCTCTTCTAAGTTTGTGGGTGTGTAAGTCAGAACTTGGTCTTCTCCTATCTTGAAATCAAAACCTTTGAAATCTGAGAATACCTCATCTGTCTTTTCCACGAACCAATCACGTCTCCGTTTTTGTTCTTCTTCAAAGCTCTTCGCTTGTTGTAAATATTGGTTATATGCCTCGCGCTCTTCCTTTTCACTTTCAGAGAGTTCAACCGTACTTGACTCAAGGGGCTGTTTGTACATCTCTTTCTGCTCATTGAAATACTTCTTGGCTTTTCCAATCGCTTTTTTCTTTGCTAACTTTATTTTCTTTATGTCTGTTTCGTCATCAACATCTATATCATAGCTATAGTCATCTAACAAAACCTCTACATCATCAGAATCTAATCCCTCTTCTGTAGAAAGAAGATAATTCTTTAGCAAAGTGTTTTCGTCCATAGAATCGAAGTCTTGGTTTAATTTAACATAGTCTTCAATTCCACGTCCTGTTTTTTTCTTGTACTCAAAGTAAGCTGCAACATCTTCGGGTAGTTTCTCATTTGATTCTTTCTCATCAAACAACTGACCCACAGAGTCTATCTCCTTATCATACCTATTCTTAATATATGAAAGAACGTCTTCCTCTTTTAACTCTGAGGACTGAGTTTGTGTTTCGCCTTGCGGCTGTATGTTTTCTTGCTCTTGCGGGGCGGTGGCACTCTCAGTGCTTGTCTCCACTCCTTCCAAGTTAGTTTCATTTCCTTCATTAGCTGCCGCTGCTTTTGCTAATAATTCTTCTTCTACTTCCGCACGAGATTTCTGCTCTGTACCGGAAACTTCTTTTACTTTAAATTCCATTTGATTATATTTTTACAAAGTTAATAATAAATTTTGTTACATTTTATTTAACTATCTCGGCTCGAACTCAGCCATATCAAATCCATCAAGACTATCCTCGTTTGATTCAAAGGTCTGTGGAGGTAGATTGTTTTTTCTTTGGTCTATAAGCTTAGACTGCTCACTATTCTGCTGACTGATACGGTCTGACTTCGCTCTTTCTCTCTGACTCTCTCTACCCTGTAAAGCATTCTCACTCATATCTCTGAGCTGCATATTGAAATCAAACTCCGTCTGCATAAGCTCTCGTTTAAGCTGAGCTTCATTCTTAAGCTTCTCAATCTCAAATGCTACCTCAGCCTGCTTAAGCTGCATTTTGCCCTGTATCTCAGCCTGCTGTTTCTGCATAGCAGTTTCTGCCGCCATCTGCTGTGACTGCATATTAAGCTGAGCTTGATTCTGCTGTAGCTCTTTTTGTTTCTTTAATTCTTTCTCCTCCTTCTGAACTCTCTTTACTTTAAGCAACTGATTCGCAAGCTTTATGTTCTTAAGCTCTCTGATGTCAATGGCATCTTCAAGATTTATATCCTGCTTCTGCAGAGCCATCTGTATGTTTTGCTCAAGCTGTGCTTGCTCCTCTTCATCGGGACTGACTTCTATAAAAATACCGAAATCATATATGTAAAGGTCTGAGATATCATTAAGTATACTTACGTTATACTTTCCTATCTTATTTACAAAGTCATCCTTAAAGTCTGCATACTCTAATATGTCTGCCACCCTGTACGTAAGAGCCTCGGATAAACTTCTGAATATATAAAGACTACCATCGAGTATGTGTCTTGTTGCTGTGTTAGAGTTTAATGCTGCAAGCTTCTGTAGACCAACTAAAGAATTAGGGTCCGGAGTAGATGCGTCACGAGCCTCGTTAAGCCCTGTTACAGTTCTAATCATATTTAGATAATGATTATAGTTTGTTAAAAGCATCTGAGTTTTGCTCGCCCCCGATGATGACTGAAGCTCCTTAATCGGAACCTTACCTTGGTTATAATCTCCGTCTTGAGTATAGCTCCTTCCGATAACACTACCCGTTTGAAAATACATACGCAACGCATCTTCGGGATTGTAAGCCTTCCCTGTTCCTAAGTCAACCTCGTTTAATCCATCAGCATCTATGTATACACCGTCGGGTACAACCCTTGATATTACCTGCTGAAGCTTGAGGTGTGTTATCTGAATCAAATCAGCAAATGGAATCATCCTTCTTACTAATGATTCAATAACACCCTTGTACATTCTTGGCGCAACCGCAACATAGTTTGGTAGTGCGTGTTGACTTGATGACTTTGGACGAACCATATTCTGAGCAAGCTCCCACTTGAGCAGGATGTTGGTTCCCATAACCATAACACCATCATACCATACATCAATGGTCTTCTCAATCTTCTCGAATCGACCTTCCTCCATCATCTCTGTAGGTGGATTAAATTGGTCGTCTTTCTCCACAACTTTACTTCCTCCTGTTTCAAGAATCTTTTTCTTATAGACCATTTTCTTTGTGGTCTTATAATTGAAGTACATCACAGTAACCGTATCTCTGTAGAACATATCGTTCTCATAATACTGAGCAACATTGTAATAGTTGTACCAACTCTGACTATACTTAGCTATCTCCTCTAAATCTTCCCTTGTTAATGAAGGGTCTATTTTTAATAGCTCTACGATAGGTAGTGTCTTAATCTCTCCCCAATAAAAACAATCCTTAAAGTGTGGGTCTTCAGTGTAGCTGTATACCACATTCGCAGGGTCAACATACTCTACCTCGACACCCGAACCTTTTAGGAAGTTGTGCTTAGCCATACTAACACCTAATGTAGCAAGGTCATAGTCGCATCTCTTTCTAAGGTCTTGGTAATGATTCTCTTCAAGTATAGTATTTATAGCTTCCTCCTCTGCTATTTCAATGGCAGGCTTATAGTTAAGCTGCATATACAGGGACATCTCTTCGTCTGTATTAGGAAGTTCTTCGGGGTCTATAATAAAAGGATTCGCTCCTGTTTTTTCTTTAATGATGTTAAGGGTATCTTTTGCCACCATCTGACCCTCAACCATATCTTGATACTTGCTTCTCTTTGCTTGAGACAATGCGTCTTGAGCGTAAGCCTTAACCTTAAACAATCTATCAGACATCCCATTAACAACGATGTCTACAAACTTAGGTATAACAGGGACGGGTGTCCAATCTAAGTTCAAGTAAGATAGGTCACCTTCTACAGCAAGTTCATTCTTGTATTTAGCAACAGACTGTTCGCCTCGCGCGTATAATCTTAGCTTATTAAAGTCTCTCCATTGACTATAGAATCTGCATTGTTGCCCGTCTTTCTTAAACCATTCGTATTGAATAGCCTGTCCAATCTGTAATCCAAATTCGTCGGTAGCTTTCTCAGCATCCGATACGAATTGACTTGGGAAACCTGCAGATGAAATATTTATTTTTACGTCTTTCATCTGATTATTTCACTTAATGTTCCTGTGTTACTATACCTTGCAAAGTTAATCTTTATTTTTGACTCTTTTTTCTGTGGGGTGTACAGATGTTTTTGACACGCCATTATTGCAAGCCCCGAACTTATAGAAGCATCATACTTAGTTCTATTGTTTATATCAAACTTTGCCCAATCTTCAAGGGTCCTAACGAATGGCATCGTACCCATAATGTCACTATCTCTAAAAGTTCCATCCATATCCATACCAACATACTTCTCGATGTAGGATTCAATAGCTGAAGCGTGAGCCTGTTTAACATCCTCACTTGTATTAGGTATACCACCAAGCTCTTTTTCTGTCTTAGACAGCTTAATATAAGTCTTGTCGGGTCTGTTCATACAGAAACCCCTGTAACCTCTATTCTTAAAATGGTATAATAGTCTTGGTTTGTTGTTCTCTACAAGTATAGGCATACCGTAAAAAACACACGCCATTAAAACCTCTTCATAAAAAATCTCTGCTGTCTGAGGTCTTGCTACATACTCAAGAAAGAATTCATTAGAAGGAGCATCCTCCATACTAAACTTAGTTAATCCGTGAAGAGCACCATTAGAACCTCCGCCGCCTACTACTCCGGATATGTCATAGGAGTCACATCCGAATGCACCTAAATGCTCATTCCCCGGATACTTGACACCGTTCTTAACAGAAACCCTATTGTTCAAACCTTTCCTTGGTGTCCAAGAAACTTTAAATCTACCACGACTATCGGGTGTGAATATCACATCGGTATCCTTTATACCGTCTCTCCAATGAAAAGAACCTCTTGTTATGTGGTGTTCTTTTATCATTGAGTCATTGTAGTCTATCTGCTGATATATCTTTGTAAGGTTGAACAAAGACTCTTTACTCTCATCTCTGAATGCGTGAGACTCTGTTCTTGGAAACTGACGGTAAAATTCATTGAGCGCATCGGGGTCGTTCTTTAATGACTCCACCTCTGCCTCCCAATAATCTATGGCTCCATTTGAAATCATTTCATTATCAACACCTAAGACCTCAACAGGGGGCTTTCGAAATACAGGCATACCGTATCTATCAATAAACCCTTCCATATTCCATTCCATCGGAATAAATAAAGAATACATACCACTCTTTGTCTGACCGTTAGCGTTACGCGTGGTGAGCCTTGAGTCTTCATAAAGTGTTTTGAAGTTGCCTCCACCTTTTGCTAAAGCATTTGATGTAGAACCCATCATACACTTGCCTATAATTTTGCTACCTAAACGCAAACAGGTTTTAGTTACTCGCCAATTATTTAGTATGTTGTTTGGTTTAATCCACTTTCCACTTTCGTCGTGTATCAGCAATAATAATTTTTCACCGTCATAGCTGTTGTCGTCTGTGTTCTTCCAATCTATTGTTGTATCAAGACCTATCATCTCCTCATCAGACACCTCGTGCATATTCTTCTTTGTAATCTTAGAGGCAGGTATTCTAAATGCTAATTCTGTTTTTGGTTTATCCATACCATCCTGTATGGGCTTGAAGAAAAACGGATAGTTGTTTACTACAGGGACAACCTTGTCTGTGAACATCTTCTTTGCATCCGCTCCCGTTTTAGAGAGTATACCTATCCTTGAATCCTTAGATATAGTTCCTATGTTTGCACACTCCTCTGAGCCCATATAAGAAAATCCCGAACGTCGTATCTTGAGGTAGTCCATACCAAAGCTTCTGTTGTCTGCCTTGCAGGCTTCCCAAAAAAGGTAAAGTATTCTATTGGCTTCTCTGTAGTCCGGATATCCAATATCAATCTTGGTCCATTGAAGATACATATAATGTCCACCTGTTATGTAGGTTCTCTTCCCATTGTTCATAAACCAATAACCTTCTTCTCTTCTGTTGAACTCTTCTTCTATGTAGTCAACCCACCTGTTTTTAAATGTTGCGTGCTGCTCATTCCACTGAAATATAGATTGAATCTTACTTAGTTCTTTGGGTATATCAACCCGTTCCCAATATTGTTCTGATTTTTTTGAGTGTCGCTGAGGACACTCCTTGGGTGCTTTTGGAAGAGCAATAGGTAGACCTTGTATACTTACAACCTCTCCTATTTGACCCGTCTTAGATATTACAACCACATCGTACTTTGAGTCATAACCATACTTCCAACTACCACTCTTGTTTTTGTTGGTCATTACAGTCTTTGGGATGTAATCCTCTAAGACCCTGTATAGATTATCCTGCGAATCTTTCTGCAAACCCTTGCTTTGAATTATTTTTAGTTCCTGTTTTACTCAGCTCTAAAGCCTCCTTTTCTGTTTCTATTCTGTTTAGAATCTCAAAAGCATCAAAGATGGCGAGCTTCTTTGTTGCAGCAGCATTCTTTAATCTGTCCGCTGCAAGTTCGTCTTCGGGGTCGTGTCTGATGATTTCTTCTTTAGCAACCTTTATAAGTTGCTGAACAGCTATATGTCCTGCCTTAATAATATTTTCCTTTAGTTCTGTAGGTGTCATACGAGCATTGTTATTTGATGGTCATACATTCTGTAAAGCTTTTCACCATCCACAGTAAACTCATATTCACTGTCGGGTTTAAAACTAATTCTATCTCCTTGCTTAACTCCTTTTCCTAACAAATATTTATTAGGGTATTTCATTTCTCCTACCAATGGCTCCTCACTAAAGGGTTTAAATATGTAAGACTCTTCTACAGAAACAGGCTTCACAAAGCAGTATCTGTCATATGAGTTCCAACCATTTTTATTCTTGTACATATAGAATTGGTCTTGGTCTACAAGAAACATATCGTCCTTTAAAAAACTCTTGCCACTCTGTCTACGTCCTTTCATATCGTTATAGAACTTAAAAACATTATGGTGCACTAATAGTGTATCTCCCTTTTTTATTTCTCCATTGTAATCTAAGGGTGTTGCCAAAACTTCTGCATACCTGTTTGAAAACTTATGGTCCTCCTCTGATGTGCTTATAATTAAATCAACACCTCCTATATCCTTGGTGTTGTTATATCGTTTTCCTTTTAATGGTGTAACTATGAACTGAGTTGGTGATTTCAAAAGTTTATGTTGTATTCTATTGTTATAGGAAGATTAGAATTAAACTCCTTCCAAAGCACAACCATATCTCCTTCTGACTCTTCTATGTAAAGTTTGTAAGAAGAATTTGTTGGGTTGAACTTTATTAGGTGTATCACATAGTTGCCTCCTAAAACTTCCTGCCCTACTATGTAGTGCATTGCAGATTTGAAGTCTGTTCCTATTGATACTTTTCTAATATCCATTTAATTAAATTTATGCTTTTATATCTCCGTACAGATACCAAGTGTCTATGGCTGTCTTCACAACAGTGGCTACTGAATACTGATGAGTCAACCTATCGTGTCCTTGAGCTGACTGAAGTGTAACACCCGCTGTTCCCACTACAGTAACAGTACCCGACCCCTCTTGAATGATGGTTATCTTAGTCCCTATAGGGAATGCTGCACCTGCGTTTGTAGGTATCCTTACGTCAGTTGCACTTGAGGTGGTTGTAATAACAACACCATTCTTGTCAGCAAGAATAATATTGGTGGTAGTCAACGCACTTGAGCGTACCGTTGTAGGTACACTGTCTTGCCAAGTTATTTTTCCGCTTGCGTTTGAAACAAGAATCTGACCGTCACCACCTAAAGTGTTTGTGGAGTCCTTTACCGCTGCCTGCACATAAATTGATGAGTTTGCATCAAAAGTAAACTGACCCGTTTCAAATAGATAGTTTCCTATATGGGTGACATCTCCTGTGATATCGTGGTCTCCTGTCTGAGAGATAGTACCTATAAGCTCTATGTCACCCGCAGTAATTTCTATATTACCTGTTTGCTGTATATCACCTATAAGCTGTATAGTACCTGTAAGATTAATGTCATTAGTAGCTGTGTTACCTATAGCTAATACTTGCTCAAGATTCTGATTCGTAAGTCCCGAACCAAAAACAAGCTGACCACTTGCATTACAAACAAGAGTCTCACCATTGTTACCAAGAGCGCCATTGAAGTCTCTTACCGTACCACCTAAGCTTAAAGCTCCTCCTGTTATACTGAAGTTACCTGTCTGAGTAATGTCTCCTGTGAGTATTATACTCTGAGTAGCTGTGTTACCTGCATCAAGTACATTCTGCAAAGTAATATTAGATTGGAACAATGCGAGAAGGTCACTAATTAAAAAGTTCTTAGTAACGTTAACAGGTGTTCCTGCTACCTCAGTTCCAATAAATTTATCCGATAGTGTTACCGGACTTGCATTTGTGTATGTACTTATTCTTGCCATCTTTATTTTTTCTTTTCAGTAACCTCTCCTGTCTGAACATTTATAACGGAGTCGGCTCCATATTTATCTATAAGCTTCTGCTCGTGCTTACCGAAGTCCTGCTTCAAGACATCAATGGTCTTTAGAAGTTGGTGCTTGTTAAGCTCTAAATCTGCTAAGGCAAGTTTTGCCTTCTGAAACTCTCCCTGCATCTCACGGATAGTCTCTAATTCTTTTTCATCAAGTTTCATTGTATTAAATTTTATTCCCTACAAAGATAGGAATTATTTCTTTCTTGTCTTCTCAATGGTTCTACCACCAAAATATGCGGCTATAACCGTAAGTAATAATATTTCAAGCAGGCTTACCCAATTATCTTCAACCTTAAAGTCAAGCTGTCCTGCATCAATAAATATCAACAGCATAGTGTTGAAAATTAAGAACATCAATACCAATGGTCGTACATTCTTTGACAACCAAGAGTCAGAACCCATATCAGCCTTCCATCTCTCGGTGACGTTCTTCTGCATATCTGCCTCAGCATTGATAAGTATCTCTGCCATCTCCTTCTCAAACTGAGCCTTCTCTTCTTTGGTTCTAACAAACTTGTCAACAACTCCTCCGACCTGCTCAACAATCCCCGAACCCTTTCCAAATAGTCTTGTTAATATTTCTTTCATTTATTTTTATTTGATTTTCTTTCTTCTTTCTTTTTTTTACGGTAAGCCTTCATAGCTTCTCTTTTGTCCTTACCCTTTTTCCAAGAACCTGCTGCGAATCTCTCAGCGCGTTTTTCTTTTTTAAATTCAAAGACCTCGCCACGTTCAATAGCCTGTTTGTATGTTTGTCTTTCATACTTACCTCCTTTACCTGTAGGAGCGATAGAAGGATTTACAGTATATACTTTCTTACCTCTTTTTTTTGAAGCATCTTTGTCTTCCCCCCATTCCATCTTGTGCGTAGACACCGTCTTGTCAGAATTTTTTTGAGTACCCTTTCCCTTTCTAAGGTCTTGAGCTTTTTTCTTTCTTCTTCTTTTTATAAAATCTGTCATTCGTTCTCTACTTTAGTTATCATTTCAATGTGAGCCTTTGCAATCCTATCTCTACCCTCCTCACTAAGAAGGAGCGTCTTACACTCTCTTTCGTTTGTCATAAAGAAGTTCTCAGATAGTATAGCAGGCATAGCAGTGTGTATAAGGACATAGAAGTTTGACTCCTTGTCCACATCACCATCTCTTGTATCCTTACGCATCTTGTAGTTAGGAAACTCTTTCTCTACCTGTTCGTATAGAACCGTTGCGATATGGTCTGACTGAGTTTCTCCCGGAGATGTATACACCTCCCAACCATTTGCTGACTCATCGCTAAAGCCATTTGCGTGTACGCTTACATATATACAAGGCTTGTCTGACTCACGATATATTTCGTTAGCCATCTTTACCCTTGTGGATAGAGGGACATCCTCATTAGTATTAACCAAGTTTATGTACTCGATATTGTTCTTATCGCAATATCTTGCAATCCTGTCTACAATAGCACGATTGAACTCACCCTCAAAGAGCTGAGTACCATCTGACCAAATAGGGCTACGCTTTCCGGGTGTCTGATAGACACCATCAATAATTCCACCGTGACCATTATCAAGAATCCAAATGTACTTTGAATCACTCTTGATTTCTTGGTGACAGCATCTACATACCTTTGCCATAATTTACTATTGAAGTTCATAGAGACGCTCTTCCATTATTTGAAGTTGTCCCTTAATGTCTGTGATTTCCTCCTTGATGAACGTAAGTTCATTTGAGGTTTTTATTACCGCCTCCTTAACCTCTCGGTCTTGAGCGGGTAATTGTTTAGCTTCTTCGATTTGAGATTGGAGAGAGAAGTACATACTTACAAAGGTTCCTATCAACCCTGCAATAAAAATAAAGTTCCTTGGTGAAAGTTTTATTTTTGTGTCCTCACTAATCGTCTCCATCGCTAACTATTTCATAATTTATTTTAACATCTACTGATATGGTAGAATAGAATGTTACCACAATGCAACAATATTTGTTGCTGTTGTTCCTGTCGCAAATACTTTCAATACTTGAACAGGCATAAAGCTTCCTGCAACAACACCCGTAAACGTAACATCATTACCTCCTGCGGTTGTTACTTTAACATCACCTGTTACACCAACATATAATACGCATCCATTATTGGGCGCGTCTGCTGTGGCAGGGTTTGGAATGTTCACAGTATCACTTGGTACTACTTCTAAAGCTGTTGAAGCCTGTAATTTTTGGTAAGCCATCTTTGTCTTTTTGTATACCTACAAAGATAGCATTATTTTTTTATATGTATAAATACTTATGTTGGTACGTCTGTTGAGAATGTACTAAAGTTTGTCATTGTTCCATCATTGCCTCCGCTTCCATTATCTGTTAATGTTGGTGCAGTATCACCATCGCCACAACGATACCATAGTAGTGGATTGTATGTAGAAAGTGAAGCGGGAACGCCTGTTCCGTAAATAGCGGTTATGTCGCTTTGAGAAAGTTCAGAATCAAATACCGCCACTTCGTCTATACCACCCACAAAAAACTGAGTAGTTGCAGTTCTTGCACCTACAAAGAAATCCCCTGTGATTTGTGCATAGCTTAAAAATAATTGATTGGTAATCTCTTGAACACCATCTATATACACGTTACACACCGTTCCTGTAGCTTCATATCTGCACGTCTGTACTATATGATGCCAATTCCCATCTGCTAAATCTGTTGTTGTGTTAGATGTTCCGTTTCCTTGAATTCTTACATAAGCATTTTTTGAACCATCTGTGTAAATTCTTATAGGGCTACTGTTTGGAAATGTTTGTACATAAGCACCTGTTGGACTATACGATGTAAATGTATTTAAACTTGCTTTATCCATCTTTATCCAACAAGAAAACGAAACATTTGGGTAGGTAGTATATGATAAATTTAAACCTGTGCTTACATAGTCATCTACACCATCTAACGCTATGCTCTTTGTATTTGTAAAACTTGATGCAGTTGGTACGTCTGTGCTTCTTGTTACTCCGTTTGTTAATGTTCCGTTATTGCCTCCGCTACCACTATCAGTTGCAGTTGTTCCTGTTCCTTCAAAACGCCACCAAGACAAAGGTGAAAGACTGCTTATGTCATTAGGTACACCTCCGTTATATATTGTGCTTACGTTTGCAGATTCATCTGTATTCCATAAGGCAAGTTCATCTGCACCGCCTAACCAAGTTTGCGTGAAAGAATCCATTTTTCCAAGTGTTAAATTATTTGCACCGCTTGGGGTGGTAATAGGCTGTGTACCTACAAAACTTAACGTTGCTTGTGCGCCATTAATATAACATTTTAATCTGTCTGCATTTGTTGAATTGCTTCCATTGAATACAATAACTATATTAAACCAAGCGTTAGCAGTTACTAAAGTAGAGTAGTCAAAAACTCCATATTTATTAACTCCGCCATCTTTAAAATGAATATACATATTGCCATCTGACCAAGTATATAAAGCGAACCAATTCCCTGCAGAAACAAAAAACCCCATCAAAAACCTCTCTTGGTCAATAGTTGTTTGTTTATACCAACCACTATAAGTAAAAGTAGAGGCATTATTTAATTCTGCAACATATCCAACGTCTACAAAGTCATCAACACCATCTAATAGTATGCTCTTTGTATTTGCAAATGGATTAGGTGGTACGTCTGTGGTTCTGTTAGCTTCTACCATATTTGCAGACCTTGCAGTTCGTGTATCTGTACCTACACTTGTCATTGTCCAAGCAAATCCATTCCAAGTTGCATTGTCTCCCATTCTGAACCAAACAAATGGTGAGTATGCGTCAAGACTTTGCGGTTCACCGTTGTTATATATTGCAGTTACGTCACTTGAAGAAAGTTCTGACTTCCATACTGCAAGTTCATCTAAATTTCCATTCCAATAATTTCCATAAGTATCTTCACTTATTCTATCAATTACATTATTTGTTCCTGCGTTATAAGTTGCATTGTATGTTTCTACTCCGTCAGTATATGCGATTAAATTTGTAGCACTTGAATTATAAGTTATAACAATGTTATGCCATTGACCATCTCTTATTGTTGGCGTTAAAGCAACATAGGAAGAACCATTATAATAAGTCATTTTATTTGCGTCAGCACCACCATTTAAAACAACTGTTCCAAATAAAAAGAATCCACTTGCACCACCAAAAACTTGGTCACGTACCGAACCACTTGTACTTGCTTTT